ATCAGGCGTAACTGGCCCTTGGAACGCTACCTGTACCGTGTTGTTTGGATCGGTTAGTGCTTTGGTAATGTCATCTTCAACCCTAGCAACAGTTGTTTCTTCAACACCAGTGGCTTTTTTAATTTCTCTTTGTATTTCAGCATCCGTTGGTGTCAGCAAATCTCTAGTAGCAGCGCGACCTTCTCTTGTGACTGTAGAAAGTCCTGCCTGCAATAGTTCTTCACCTAAATTACCGCCACCAGCAGTGCGACCAACCGCCTCGCCAACATCGGCAATAGCTTCTGCGGCTCTGCCTGTTTCGTCAATATCAAACTGAGACAAAGCGCCAGAGCGTGCTAAAGAAGCACCAGCAGAACCAAGAGCGCTTGTAACGGCAGATTCGCCAACATCCTGACCTGTAACTACGGCACCAACAACGCCTCCGGCAGTTCCACCCGCAGCATTAGCCAAAGCAGTTTGAATCGGCGTTGCAGCACCTTGAGCGCCAATTGCACTGCCAACTTTACTTGCGACAGCAGTACCAACGCCTTGACCAACAAAGCTACCAAGGGCTGCTTTACCAATGTCTTCTAAATCACCGCCTTGCGAAGCAGAAATCAAACCAGCAGTTACAGGTTGAATTGCAATGCCAGTTACTCCGATAGTTGGCAAAAGCTGCGGCGCAACAATAGCAATGGCTACAACTTCAGGGTTTTCAGCAACGTATTCAATCACGTCACCAACAACTTCAACAACGTCCGATACAACGTCACCTACAAACTCCACAACGTCGCCAACAAAATCAAAAACACCGCCAACAACGTCTCCAACAAAATCAGCAACGGCACCCATTATTGACCTCCCCGCGCAGGGCCAGTCTTAATACTTCCCAAAAACTGACCAGTATTCATTTTGCGAATGTTGTAACCCATTTCTGGATTGGGAGGATTTTTTGAGATATAGCGGAAGATTTGAATAATGGCTGGATCAGTAAACGTCGAAGCCATCGTGTCGAAGCCCATCTTGTAACAAGCACGCATAAACTCTACGCTGTTCTCAAGATAGTTAGGCGCAGTGTCAGCATTCAAGGCACGGAACCAACCAACGCCGGGAGATGCTTTATGGATAATGAAAAGTGTATTACCCTGACGGACAAACAAGGTATCATCCATTTGAAGTTCGGCATTGATCATGGCAATAGCCTGACCACGATCAACCTCTGCATTGGTATTCATGGCAGCAATTGCCACGATGTCCTCTGAACTTAGTTCTTGCTCTCGGCTGTCCACCATCTGAACCATAATTACCTCACTGGGTCAAAGATTGCTGCGGAATACACATTACCCATTCCAGCGGCAAGACTAAGGATCAGCCCATCAGGAGTCTCGCAGTCCTCAGACAGAAAAACATCGTCTTTTTCTGTGCGGTTAGGAATAGCAGGTACAACACCATAAACCAGATTGTCAAGCAAAAGTAGCGTTTCAAGCAAGCCCGAAGCGCCCATTGTGTGACCTATTTTTGGCTTAAATGACGTTGCCACAAAGTCATTCAAAGTGTTCATTAACGCTAACTTTTCCGACACATTATTGGATTCCGTGCCAGTGCCGTGTGTCTTCACAATTTTGATGTCAGTAGGGAAAACTTCCCCATACCGCATGGCACCTTCAATCGCATCCACATAGCCTTTGCCATCCGGCGCTTGGCCTATGGCGTTGTTCCACTTCTCTGCCGCATGGTAGGCACCCACCAGCCTTGCTTTTGGGGTCAGACCATAATGGTTGACCTCACCCTCTGTTTGCAAAACAGCAAAGACAGCGCCCTGACCGACGTAAAAGCCACCATTTCTGCTATCAAAGGCGCTTGGCACAATGTCTTTGGTAGTCTCTTCAGCCAAGGTTAAGCAGGCACCAGAGTCACCAAAGAATTGCAAAACGGAATTGGATACAGCGTCTTCTACAGACAGGATGATGAAGCGGGTAAAGCCAAAGGCTTCCAGCATCAGGCAGTCCATCATGACTTTCAGGCTAGAAGCGCAGGCAGTGGAGTCTGTGGCTATGTAATCGGGTTGGCAGATCATATTTGCCAGCCTGCCAGCCATGACTTGCGTTAGCGTAAAGGGCAGAAACTTATACTCATAGTGCAACTGCGTATGCGTTTGGTTTTTGCGTGGATTGATGCCAGCAAAATGGGCATTGCCAGCCGCCAGAATGAATGCAGTCTTGCCTAGTGCTGGGTTTTCTCGCAGCCATTCCAGCGTTGCTGGTGCCATCACCATGTTGGCAAGGTTGTGGGGTGGGTATTTGAACCCTTGTTTTGCGCCTTGATAACTTTCCGGTATGAAATGCACACGCTGTGGGTGCAAAATGTCTTCCATCAGGGTCGTTTGCGGGTTGGATACGGTATGCCCATAGGTTAGGAATAGGCTCATACCACCACCATCAAGGCAGCTTCAACATCAAACGATGTCATTGGCGTATTGTTTACCAGAAAGTCTTTCATTTCTCGTACCGTTTCTGGTTTCATTTCTTTGCCAACCGCTTCAGGTACGCTGAAAGCGTCACACAAATACATTCCAATAATCAATAAATCCAGACTATCAACATCCAGATTTTCAAAGCGTACATCTATTTCTTCAGCGTTAATTGTCGGTTTCCCGACAGGTTTTGCCAGCGCCATTGCCGCATTAAACAGGCGCAAAAAGTCTTCGTCAGAGATCATGTCACCCCCAGTGTTCGTGCTATCTGCTCATGGATCAACAAGTGACTGTTTACCCAATCGTAAAAGTCATCTTCTTGGTTGAAATCCAAGTCTAGCAGATTAAAGGGGTCATTTAGGTTAAGAATAGTGGCGTATGACTGGTGTTCTTGTTGATGTATTAACAGCCAGTCATCAAGGTCTTGCGGGTCGGCATCAATGATGGGGTAGCGTGGCACATAGAAGCCAGCGTCAGTCAGTCTTTCCCAAAAGACTTGGTGTTGGATACCGTTTTCAAATAGGAAATCGCGGAGGCTGTCCGGCTCTCCGAAGATCGGAGTAGCCAGCGCATCCATGTTTAGGCTCATCTATCGGCCTTTTGGTCAAGACGATCAAATATCTTGCCAAGCATTCCTTTAATCTCATGGATGTCAGCCCGATAGTCATCTCGATTGACGTACATGATGGGCATTTCCGCAATTCTGTCCTCGATCCTGACGATTGAGCGCGAGATACTGTTCAGTATCCACCCAAAAGCGGCTCCTGCGGTCGCAAAAAGAATGTTGATCAAGAACTGCGGCTCCACTGTCAGACTCCGTAATAAGGGATTTTCTTGGCGTTTCCGTTGACATAGACTGTGATGTAACCTTCTGGCGCTAATGGCAAGCTAGGATCAGGCATTGCCGCTGTGTTGCTGGTTGCTAAGTTGGCGTAAAGGTTGGATGTTACCGTGACATTGGCAAGCGTTGCACTACCGCCTGTAATGACTACCGCATTGGCATTCTGCGTTGCCATTGTGCCAAGACCAGATACAGCGCTGTTAGAAATAGCAATAGCTACGTTAGATGCGCTAGTAATGCGCCCTTGAGCGTCTACAGTGACCTGCGATACTTGGGTTGCTGTACCGTAAGTACCGGCAACAACTGCTGTGTTGGCAAGGGTAATCGTGACGTTGCCAGTAAGCGCACCACCGCCCGTTAGGCCAGTGCCAGCAATGACGTTGACAGTATTTGCGGCTGCGCCGACGTTGGCTGCATTTAAAACAACCGCGCCAACCTGACCATTAACTGACGTTACCGTGTCGCTTTGATCAATCTTTTGCCAAACCGCGCCATTAAAGATTGCCCAGTCACCAATCTGCCAATCCGTAATGCCATCTAAATTTGTGCTTCCAGCAACATTAACAACATAGTAGTCACCGTTGACGCCGCTACCAGAACTTAACGCAGGCAAGTTAGCACTGGCATTCCAAGTACCCTTGTACGTTAAGCCCGATGTACCACCACCACCAGTAGCTACGGTTTTTAACATGATGTCATTCCTTTAACGCTATGACGGTTTATAAACCATCGCCGGGCGTAATGTAAATCGACGTACTGCCAGCAGCAGTGATGCCAGTAAAGTAAGCGTTTGGTACAAATGTCAAAATTTCGTCAGTTCCGGGAAGCAGAGGTAAAGCAGCGCCAGTAGTTGTTACCACCGTAGCATTAGTATTTGCTTCTGTGGCAGTTGTTCCATAGCCAAGAAATACAGTCACAGAACCGGGGTTAATGATTCGGTACTGGTTGCCACCTAGCGTGGTCGAAACCGCTTGTACAGCCGCAGGCGCAGTGGTTGCAGCCGTAAAGACAACCGTGTTGCCTAACTTGGTAAAGGCTTGAATACCCATTAGATACCCCCTTCAGTTTCTACCCACGACGTTGTAGCCTCATCCCACGAATATCGCTTTCCATCTTCAGGCATAGGCACTGGCGCAACCCACTGGCAAACATCAGGATCAAGGTTCCAGCTTGGGTATGGGCGAGGAGCCGCAAATCCATCAATCGGCGCAGGCAAATAGCTGTAACCAATACCAGCAAAGTTTTTACGAAAGTTGCCGTTATAGCTAGTTTGTTTCCATGTGCCGCCAAATAAACGCTCACAGAAGGCTGCGCCAATGTATTCTTTTTCAACACCGTTAGCATCAGCAGTGTCTTTGTTATCAATCACAATGACACGCAATACTACGTTGTTGCTGTCTATTTCTGCAAAGTGCGCCATTCAAGCCTCCAATTTCAAACCAGTCAACGACATCTCATCCCCAACAATGCCAACCGGGAATGTATTAAAACTCATGCTAATGCGGACATCTTCACCCTGAACCGTCGGCACATTATGCTCAAGCGACGAAGGAAACAGAACCAGCCGCCCTTTGATCGCCTCAAACCACCACGACTCCGAGTTGTACAAGTTCCAGTTGTCAGGTGGGAACTTGATTTGCTGCCAGCCTGAACGGTAGAAAAAAATCTTATCGTCAGGATTAGTGTTTAAGTAAAACACGCCAGATACAAAACTATTTGGATGAGCGTGTTTGTGATGCCACTGACCTTGCTCTGAATAGTTAAACCAGCTTTGAGTTATCCGTAAATCAACGTCATGTTTAGGGTCGCTAGTAGCCTTAAAGTATTCAGCAACACAGCCCTCTACCCAATCACGCAAAGAAGTCATAATCGGATCACGCAGAACAAAGTTGTTTACGCTAGTCGTATTTCCTTCATTTGCTCTAGTTCCTTGACCACGAACAAACAACAGTTCCTCATCGGTAAACTCTCGATCTAAGTCGAACATACCGATTGGCGTAGGAAACAGGTTGTGCATATTCATGCGAGTGCCTTTTCTAGTTCTTCTTCCTCTTGCTTTTGCTGCTCTAGCTGTTCTGGCAACCAGATCGTTGGAATACTTTCCTCAAACTCTTTGATCTTTTCCATCACCCAATACACTTCTTCCATACTAGGGCAGGGTCTAGGATCATCCCAACGGGTAAAGACGTTGTTGCTGATCTCCCATTTAGCACCCGGACGTAGCATCTGCATTGCAACGTCGATGCCGTAGAAGCGGTAGATTTTTTTCATGGTTATGAGTTGAGTTTGATAATCACTATGCCAGAACCGCCAGAACCAGCAGTTCCACTAGAGTCAGCACTACCATGACCACCACCACCGCCACCAGTATTTGCTGTGCCGTTAGTTCCTGTTTTTACGGTATCGCTTCCTCCAGCTCCACCTCCACCAGTGCCGCCGCTACCACCTGCTGCGCTTCCAGACGCGCCACCACCACCGCCGCCACCGCCAGCATAAGTTACGCTAGAGCCAGAAATACTAGAAGCTGTACCATTGCCGCCATTTGCGCCTGTAACTGAAGATGAGCTAGTTCCACTTGCAGATGCTCCACCGCCACCGCCACCACCAAAAAAACCCGGTGCATTTCCACCGTTATTGCCTTGTGATGGTGAAGTTGAAGGAGTGTTACCCGCGCCACCCGTACCCTGACCGGGGTTACCATACCCAGCCCCGCCTCCACCAGACCCGCCAGCAACACCAATAGTAGCTACACCATTATCATTACTACCACCACCACCGCCACCGTTAGATGTAATAGTGCTAAAAACGGAATTTGATCCGTTTGTTCCTTTAACAGTATTGCTAGTAGAGCCAGCTCCTCCACCACCAACTGTAATTGTGTAAGTTGTCCCTGCTGTAACAGACAGCGCGGTTCCAGTCCTAAATCCACCAGCACCGCCACCCCCGGCTGTTCGTACACCCCCACCGCCACCACCAGCCACGACCAGATAATCAACGCTGGTCACACCTGTTGGGCAAGTCCATTGAGATGAGCCTTTGAATACAAGTACGTTGTTAGATGGTGCTGTGTACTTGATGATGACGATGCCAGAGCCGCCTGCTCCACCAGTGCCACCTGAACCACTGGAAAAACCTCCCGCACCGCCGCCGCCGCCTCTATTAATTGTACCGTTACTGGCAGTTGTGTTGTTATTTGTGCCATTACCGCCGCCACCAGAACCGCCCGTTCCAGCAGTGCCGCCTTGAGAACCACCACCACCACCACCTGCGTATGTGACTGAAGCACCACTTATTGTTGACGCGGTTCCAGCTCCTCCGCTTCCTCCAACAGTACCTGTGCCATCGCCTCCAACTGCGCTAGCGCTACCGCCACCACCGCCGCCATAATTAGGGGAACCGCCACGCTCTCCACCATTGTTCCCTTGTGATGGAGAAGTGGATGGTGTGTTTCCAAGTCCGCCCGAACCTGCTGATCCACTCGACGCTTCCCCGCCGCCGGAACCGCCGTTTTTGCCATTTACATCAAGATTTCCACCACCGCCACCGCCACCGTTGGAGGTGATGGTTGAAAAAATAGAGTTGCCGCCGTTTATTCCGGCACTCAGCGCAGATCCACCAGCTCCACCAGATGCAACCGTGATTGTATAAGTGGTACCAGCAGTTACAGAAAATCCCGTGCCAGTTCTAAATCCACCAGCACCACCGCCGCCACCACAGCCTCCACCGCCACCACCAGCAGCGACAACAAGGTAGTCAACTTGTGACACACCATCAGGACAAGTCCACGACCCGCTGGCAGTGAAGGTTTCAATGATGGTTAAACCGCCACCACCTCCGGCAGCGCCATAACCCATCAAAAGTGCTTGTAGGATGCCTGTCATGACAAGCCTGCTCCCGAAATAATCCACGATGTATTGGTAATCTTGACGCAGGTGGCAACACCGTTAGCAGTCAAGGTGCGGGAAGCGGTGTTAGCTGAGTTTGCCAACGTCATGGTGTCAGTCGTAATCGCAATCGTGACGTTGTTGGCAGAGCCATTGATGATGGTAACTGCCGTGCCAACCGTAAACGACACATTCGAGTTTGCCGGGAACGTATAAGTTGCCGCAGCCTGACCAGCAGGGTGATAAATATGCTTACCCGCATCACCCAACACAATGTTGTAGTTGCTGTTTTGGCTATTCTGCGGAACACCCAGAAAACCAGCGACGTTGGCACTATTGGCTACCGCATCACCAATGGTTGCATTGTTGAGTGTGACGTTTCCTAGTGAACTGGTTGTTCCACCCAAGGACACCGTAGTGTTACCAATCGTCACGTTGCCTGTTACAGCACCCGGCGCTTGGCTTTGCCAAGTATTGCCATTCGAAGTCAGTACGTTGCCAGTAGTTCCCGGCGCAACCTCTTTAATTGCACCAGTTGCATTGCCTAGAATGACAACATTGGCAGTAATGTTGGCAACACCTGTACCACCTTGAGCCACTGTGACTGGTGTGGATACGGAGCTAATCGTGACGTTTGCCAACGTCATGTTGTTTAGCGTCGATACCGAGTTGCCAAGCTGAATTGCAGTATTACCTAGCGTAATCGCTGTGGCAAAGTTGGCATCCAGTTGCGATAACGGAATCGTCGCCGTTGCATTTGCAAATATATTAGGTACTGGCATTTAGAACCTCGCTCTCAATTCATGCTCAAACTCGAAACCGTTGAGTGTAAATGGTGTAACACTGCCTGTTAGGGTCATGCCCAAATACTTGCCAAACATCTTGGCATCTTTTTTGTATAAATAGTAACCAGCGCCGGAGCTTGATGGGCTAGACCAGCCAATGATTGCGCTGGCATTATTGCTCCATGAGATCACGGTGCCTACATTATTGATCCAACCAATTGAGTTAGAAAAATCAATTGCCGGAGATTGTTGGTTTTCTGAGTCAACATAAGCAACAAACACAACGGGCGTATTGCCAAGCGTTGCCTCAATGCCAATCTTCAAAGCCTGCTTGTCACGAATAGGATCGCCCATCGGCAACAAAGCTGTTTCCACAATCATATCTACAGGATTGGCTGCATTCTCATAGAATTGAAACAGGTTTTTACCAGCAGTGCCGTAAAGATTTATGAAACCATCTTTGAATGCAGGCACCACATAGTAGCAATCAGTTAATTGATTCGTAAAGAACCACTTACGCTCAAAGAACGCAGCCTGAATCCAGCGCTCTGTGCCATCGTCATTAAACTTAAAGTTATAAACCGCGCACAGAATGTTATTGATTAAGCACTGACCGCCAGTAATTTCTGTTGCAAAATTGATAAATGGAAATATTCCATCTAGCGGATCACTAATCTTGGTTGTCGTAGCACCAACCAGCGCATAGACACCATATTCGTTCATAAAAAGCACTGAACGGAAGTACGGGAAGATAGCGTGCTTTAGTGCCGAACCTACCGAAGCAGATACGTTGGTGTTGGTAAACAGCGTAGTGCCAAGGGTAGAATCGACCCGTACATCCGAAAAGACGTTGATGCTGTCTTCGCCAAACACATACAAGAAGTTGTTAGCAGACAGAATACGGGTAATGACAGTACGCAGCGTTGCATCACTTAACGTAATGAACCCGGCAGTAATGTTAATAAAATCGTTATAGGTGTCTGTGGCGCTGTAATACACCGTCCGATCCTGCGCAATCCAAGTACGGCCTGAGAAAGTGGCAATGTCTGAGCCGCTTTGATTTAGGATCGTGCAGGTAACATTGGCATTGGCACCAGCGCCAGAAATAGTGACTGTCGGAATAGAGGTATAGCCCGTGCCAGCTTCAGTCACAATAACTTCAGATACGGCGTTAGCAACCACCACCACCGTGCCAGTCGCCTGCACCCCATTGGCTTCATTGGGTGCGCCAAAAGTTACCGTGGTGTTGGAAGCAGAATAGTTGCTGCCGCCATTATTGATAGTAACGGCGTTGATACTGCCAATGGAGTTAAGGCTTGTACCATTCCAAGTCTTGTAGCCCTTGACGGGATCAATGATCAGCGCACGTTCATTACGCCACTGCGTTACCATGACGTTGGCATTTGAGAACGTATTGGCTGGCGCTATGTTGCCTTGAGCGCCTGTCGTAATATTGACGTATTGCGCCGAACCATTATCCTGAAACGCCAGCACATACTCGTTGTTGCTAATGTTGACTGATCCCAAGAACGATACGTTGGCAGCAAACGCAACATTCGCAAGTTGTTGGTTGCCGGGGATCGTCTTTAGATTGCCAAAGCCAATGGGCTGGATGTTTTCCAACCAGCTAAACTCGCCATCACCAATTACCGTGCGGTTGTTCTTGGTGTTAAGACCTTTGAAGTCTTTGACTACGGCGTAACTTTTTTTCTGCTCTGCCGCAGCCATATCAATACCCCGCTGTATAAGGTGTCGGCAGCCTGCGAGTAAATGTAGTGTTCAGAGCTTCCATAACGTGCTTGCTGTACTCTTGCTTGAAGATTTCAGCCTCACCGTAGGATTGCTCTTGATATTTTGCTATGTAAGCGGCGTAGAACGGCACCGCTTCAGTAAATGGGGTAGGTAATGTTTCTACGTCTGAACCCGCTACCATTGGATCAACCAAGACAACGGTATCAATTTCCATTTGGTACGCCTGATCAGGCTTGGGGCCAATAAAAATCTTCTTAGGCCCGTACATGGAAAAGCCTACCGGACGCCCAGTGTAGTTTTGCCAATAACGCAACTGCGCATTGAAGTCAGTCCAAGGCAAGTAGTACAGTGGAATGCGGGAGTTCCCCCAATAGAGGATCACATTCAGCACATCAACGGTATTGACGCCTTCCGGCAAGTCAACAAAGTCGATGGTTTCGACGTTGTAGGTTACCGTATGATTCTGCAAAACGCGATTGCACCCTGAGTCTCGGACTAGGGTGTTACGCCCATCGTTTATGTAATCCGTTAGCTCTGCATCTGTCCAGAAGTTCGCATTAACGTCATGCAATAAACGCCGGGTCTGCGTAATGTAACCAGCAA